TGTCCCTTGAGGGTAGTAGTATGAATCGTCCCACATAAATTGCAGAGTGGGAGGATAGATTGTATGAGTGTCTATTGAGAAGAACTTGAGGTCGACAAAGGATGCCGTGTTTTCCTCAATGTAACTAGGGTGTTTAACAAGTATACCGTAATTAGGAATTGAACCGGAGAACCAGCGGTTAACAATGGCTGATACGTTCATATTGATGTCCTTGTTGGACATGTAATCAAAGAATTGACTTCCAGTAGAAGTTGCAATAAAACTACTTCCGGTAACAGTCCATGCAGGAGAGTTTTGGTAGGGTCCGGTATAGGTCCAGCTCACTCCGTTTCTTGATTCAGGTACCTGTGCGTACTGTCCTGTACCCATTTCCCAGGATTGTGATAAAGGGTAAGCTTCAAGAGAATAAGTTGTACTTAAATTTTGTGCCGTAGCAAGGTACATCCTCAAGTTAGCTTGCCAAGATCCGCTTACAGACTGTGAAGCAAAGACTTGTAGCTTAGCTATTTCGGCAGGCGAGAATTGAAGTAAAGCTCTTCTGACATCTTTTTCTGGAAAGAAAGCGTCTGTTGTAGAATAGTTATCATTTGCAGCTAAGTCGTAAGTATAATACGGGTTTTCAGTTAACGGATTTCTAAATAAAAATCTCGTACCGTCCTGTGAATTCTTAGCAGATACTTCTAAAATAGAATCCCTGCCCGTGTTCTTGGACGGGTATCTTGAATAAATCGTAGCATCTGCTGATGCGAAAGCTTGATAAACTGCCATTTTATTACATTGTTACTACACGTCCTTGAATATCAACATCCGGGTATTTGACTTCAAAGATACTTGGATCAAGTGAAGGATAAATAACTCCATTTAATGTTGCTGCTGAAATATCGTAACTATATTGAGAATATCCTGAACCTATACCTGCTATATTATTGATCTGTACCTTCTGTACTGTTTGTACGCCTGCTACTTGGTCGATTAGAGTGTATATTTCAGAAAGAATAATTGGTTGATTTATCTGCCAATTCTCTCTATTAAAGTATGCTTTTAATACTGTCAAGCAGTTTGCAATAACATCTCTAGAAGTATAGTTAGGTCTTACAATAAGGTCGAAAACAACCTGAATGTTTATTATGTATGCAGGCTTGAGTATAATAGTATCGGTTAACATTCTATACTGATCTAGATAAGTCTGCACGTTCTTACGTAAAGCAGTACCTGGATCGGTAAATTGACCGTCTGTATTATAGCTTAAGAAATAGATAGAAGTTGCAAGAGGATCTTTCTCTCCTGGCTGTCCAATTAAATACTCGGCAAACACTGCCGTATCTTTGGTAACATATGCTTTAGCTACTTGCCCAAACTTAGGAGGCATACCTAGTACAGTACCCAAATAATCTTGCTGTGTTACTGCTCTCATCTGAGAAGGAAATGCAGCTAAAGTATTTAACTTTAATGCCTCCGGTGTATCTCCGTCTCCGCCGCCTACTGCCCTTGTAGTATTATTAGCAGCAACAGAAGCTTGTATACTTTGTCCTATAGTAGGATTTACTGTAGCTGTAAAAGAAGAATTAATGGCAGAAATATAAGTTAATTCATTTACTTGAGCGTTAGCTGCTGCACCGCCTCCTGCTAAGTACGTTACTGTGAGTGTTGTATTAACAGGGGCTAATCCGTAGGAGTCGTTTGTTACAAAATTAGTAGGATCAAAAGCGGTATTTAAAAGATCAATACCGTTCACTGTTCCAATCCCTACGTTAAATGGATTTGGAATAGACCCGGATACGGCGCTAATACCTGCACCGAATTCAATCTGTAAGGTAGTTTCATTTTTAAATCTAGAAACAAACCTTCTAGGTACAGGAATTTTCTCTAAAACATAAGGTACCTGATTTGCTTCTTGATACAATTCAGGGTAATTAGTTGCAGTATTTTGTACCGGATTTAGAATGTAGTCTTGAGCTAGATAAGGTACTTCATACCATTTATTTCCATTACTGTCTGTTATACTTAATATCTCAATAATATTAACATCTTCGATATTCCTAATAGGAAATCTTTCTGCTGCACCGAAAGTTAAGGTAGTAGTTTTAACTTGTCCTGAAATGGCAGGAGTTGTTTTCTTTAGCAGGTACGTATTTGGATTTCCTCCTACTGTAGTATAAACTGAAATATCAGTCGGGTCTATAGAAGAGGAAAGACTAAAGTCTACCTTGTTAGGGCAGTAGAAATAATTAGAGGTATTAATATTAGACCTGACTTGCGTTCCTTCATCAATAGTTAATGCATAGTTAAAGTCCGGGGCATAGCTAGCGCCTGAAGCGGGTAGCTGCTGGTATATGTCTAGATTAACAAGTGCAGCAGAAGTTACTTTAGGTCTATATCCTAGCATATAAGCTAGAGCATATAAGTTGTTAGTCTGTTTTGCGTACTCTAAAAAAGTCTCCTGTACTTGATTATCTAAGTAAAAAGATAAAACATCTCCTACATAGGATGCCATGTCTATAAACATAGTACCAGGAGATGAAGTAGAGAAGTCGTTATAAGAAGTAGGGTAGTATGCTTTTGCGTACTCTATTAACGCTTCCTTGAAGCTGCTAAAATCTTTGTTTAAATATCTTATATCCTTGTTAGCCATTGATACCTAGTATTACGTTATCGGACTCGCCCGTGTTAGCTATTGTATACGAAAACTGAATTGTTAATAAGTTTCTATCCGGTTCCGCTCCAACAGTTAAATCAGTGAGAACTACATTCGGAAAATACTGCTCTATACTGGCTCTAATTTGAGTTTCTAGAGTGTCGGCAGTATCTGGAGTGATCTGTTCAAATAACTGTCTTCTGATATCAGCACCAAAAGCAGGATTAAAAATCCTCTCTCTTTTATCTGTAAGTAAGAAATTAATTAAATTATACTTTAATTGCTCGCGTGTAGTATATACAGTCCTAAATACTCCCGGATTGTCGAAAGGTAATGCAACCCCGATTCCTGTTGAAGGACGAAGATCTAGTACATTTATATTTCTAACACCAAAAGCCATTAAATGCCCATTTTAGCCATTACACCTGAAAAATCAGGGACAGCATTAATTTCTATTGCTTCTAAATTTGAACTTCTTCTAGCTGCTGCAAACATCTGGTCTACAGATTCTACTACAGGAGCATCTCTTAATGTTTCTTGTCCGCCGAACGCTCCATAATCTTCTGCTGTCATAGCCTGGGCTGTTTCAGCTAAAAGGTTGTTTAAAGGATTTCCCGGTGATAAAACAGGTGCTACCGGTTTTACAGCAGCTCTATTTAGAGTACCAGGGATAGAAGCTTTTGCTTTCGGGGATTCAGTAATGGTTTGCTGCCCCTTATTTGTGATAATAGCTTCTTTAAGAATTCCGGCAAGCTCTTCTTGGAAGACTGCTCGAACTTCTTCGCGAATTATCTTTCTAAGTGCGTCTAATTTTGCCATATGTTATAAATATTTTGGTTATCTGTTTCTACGTTTATTTCTAGGATTACCCACTGCTTGAGGCTTTTCTTCCGGTCCGTCACTAGTTCCTACTATCGAACTTGTTGATCCGGCAAAATTTAATGCAGAACTAGCTACTTCTCCTTCGTTTCCTATTTGAGTAGTTAGTTTCTGATTTGCGTTTGTTAAAGCAGTTCTAGTTCTCTTTCTTAGTGCTCGTCCGCCCGGAAGTTTATTGATAAATGCATTTAATCCAAGTCCCTTAGTTTCATCTTCATTATCCGGTGTATCGAGATTTTCTATGGTTTCTAAATTAAGATTATCTGCTAGTACGTCGTTGCTATCTAGATAATCTAGAGAAGTACTAATTACGGCGAGATCTGTATTATCTAAATTAGCAAGAGATGGTTGAACCAGTCCTGCTGATATTAGCTTTACTTTTACCTCTTCGATAATAATAGCTGTATTTGTAGCGAAAGTTAGATCGGATTGAGTCACTAGGATTCCGTTCTTATCTAAAGCTATACCTCTTCTTCTCCTATTAGTTATAGTTCTCTCTATAACTTCCTCATCTACTACTTTTATTTCGTATGGACCAAAGAAAGCAATGTCATTATCGGTCTTGGAATCATACTGGGTTATATAAGTTGCAAGTTGGTCACGTAAAACCCTTAAATCATCGGTAGCAGCTCTTAACTCTTTTACTACATCAGAGTCTTTCATCGCATCACAAGCTTCAAGAGATAGTAGTAATATTTCAAGCCTTCTTAAAAGTTCATTAGCGTTTGCTAAAAGGTAACGTACAAAAATAAGTACTACAGAAAGTAAAGCATTAATCTCTTTGAGAAGTTTTACTAAGCTAGAAGTAGTATCTTGTGCAAATTGTCTTGCTTGATCGAAAGCAGTTTGAATACCTGCTGTAGTAAATAAGCTAGGTAATGGGTTTGCAAATAAGAAAGATTTTACAAACCTAAATACTTTAATAACTAGTAAAGCGATTTTAATAATAAACTGTGCTTGTCTTATTACGTTTTGTACTTTTGTAGCTATTCTAATAAAAGATCTTACAGCACCTACTATCTGCCTTACTACTTTAGCTATTTCAGTGACATTAATAAATTGACTTAATCTCTGAAATTGTGCTCTAACATCTACGCCTACAAGATTACCTACAAGTGCAACACCGCTTTTTATATCTAAGGTTGTTACGGTAACGCAAACAGCTCTAAGTTGATTAATTTTTTTCTGTAATTTAATTAAATCTGCATCAGAGATTTCTCTATAGTCAACATATTTGTTTACTGCTCCTAAAAAATCGTCTACGAAATTTAAGTTACCTGCAAGACCTGGTACTAGAGATAGTAAGGTTCTTTCTTCTGGTGTAAAGACTTTGCTTAAGGCACTATCTACTTCTCGCTGGAATACATCTTTAATAGCAAGTATTAGATTAAAGAGTAAAACTTTTTGAACAGAAGTACCGGAGATATCAGTAGCGCCTACTGGTGCACCAAACTGGTCTACAGCTTGCTGATTCGTTATAGGCTGTATACCTGCGTTAAGATAAGAGGATACTAAGGTATTTGGGTAGGCAGTATACTTGTCTATTAATACTCGAACAGCAAAAGCTTGATCTTGTATAGCATAAAAAGTTCTTTGGGATTCTGTCCATTCCTGTTGAGGAGGTCTAGGTTTCTTTTTTATGTTTATATTATCATAAGCATAAGTAAGAACGTTACATAGGTCTACAGAATTTAATGTATCTAGTATATTAAATAAACCTGTCTGTAGTATATTTTTTTTAGGAGACGGAGGTGTAGGTACGGTAGGGGTTACTGTGTACTGTACTTGCCCTGTTTTAGGGTCATACTTAGCAGAAGCTACAGGTTGTTTATTAGCACTACCCCATAATACTTTATTCACGCCGATCTGCAAGTTAGCGATACCTTTGGCAGCAGCTGTTATTATCTTTTCTAAAGATGTTCCTATGTCTGCCATTAGTTGGTAAAAGTATTTTTAGATAAACATTCTGCACTTAGACGTGCTTTGACATCTTTTGATGTAGAGCTTAAAAGCCTACTTGCAGCTACTATTCCAGGTATTGCAGTCTCTAATTCCTTTGCATTTATCTTTTCTAAAGCATCACTTAGTTCCTGTATCCTATCTAATAAGTTACCTAACTGCTGTACTGTTTCAGTCCCGAGTAATACAGGCTGTACTGCATTAAGCCCTAAACTAATTACAGTAGAATTTATTACAGTCTTCTCTCTGGCGTCTACCGTAAATGTAGTAGGAGAAGAAATACCTACCCCTTTCTTTCCGAATAAGAAAATAAAATCATCGTAAGAGTGTACTGTTACTCTCCCTGATGAGATTATTACTTGATTACCTAGATATGGAAATTGAGGTGTATACATTATACGGAATTAATTCTTTGATCTTGTTCTAAAGGAGAGATACTATCAAAGCTTGTAAGCTGTTGCTGTACAGGAATTGCCTGTGTTATACTTCTTTCAAAATTAACTCCAAGACTTGTAAGACTGAAATTATTCTGTATATCGTCGATGACGATTTTTTGTCCCTGTGTGAGATAGATTGAACTCGGATCTCTATTAATATCTTCTACTGTAGGTACCCAAGCTGTCGGGTCTAATTGCCTACCTTGACCATTACGTATAATAGTAATCGGACTACCTATTGAACCTGTAGTAGACCAGTTATTTTCTTCTTTGTTAGCTGTAGTAGAACCGAATCTTATCGAATTGCCCCATCTACCTTCTAGAGTAACATCTCCTACGAAGTTGCGTAATGATTTAATATTGCTCAGTTCGTTAAAGCCTGGGTTTAGAGGATAGTTTCCGGACTGTGTAACTGAGAGATTTACCGGTTGGTTTGTATTAGAAGACTGATCGTAACTTCTTTGGTATTGGTTTGAATACTTAGAAACGTCTCCTAAATCAGGAAGGGCATTATGATGACTTGCGTTCCAAGCATTAAAAGGATTTAAATAGTAATAAGTTTGTTGACCTTTATTATCGTTCTGTTCGAGACTAGGACCAGGTATTAGTATAACTGCTTCACCTTCTACAGGTAGTTGTTTTATAGCAGAGCTAATAGGTCTAGCTGTAGGATTACCTCCTCCTTGTGTTGTTCTATCTTGCACTCCTTGAAGAAGTTGATACTTAATAAGACCTATATCAGTTGAATTCTTATAGTAAGGATCCGGGATATCTGTACCTACGTAAAACGGACCGAAGACTACATGCGTAACCCTAGCTAAGAGATAAGGTGCTCTTAACCTTTGTGCAGCTTGTATAGATGCACCTACATTTTGAAGGAAAGTAGGATTAAGACTTGTTGACATCGATCTCTGGTAGTTGTTTTATTTCTTCTTCCTTTAAAGGTACTGTACTCTTTTGAATATCACTAAACAAAAGTTCGAGGTCTTTATCACTGAAAGCACCGCCGGCTGCTTCATTAGCTGGATTTGCTTTCTGTAAGATTTGTGCTAATTTAACTAAGGCTTCATCGTTCTTGATATCTGAATCAAGGTATCCTTTAATTAAGGGTACTACCATAACAGCATCGCCTGGTTCACTAACCATATCAACTAACTGGTCGGTTAGCACTTTAATCTGACTTTGCTTTGATTTATGGTTCTTTACTATATCTTTAACTAGATCAGAATATTGTTTACCGTCGTATATTTCAAAATCGAGACTCATATGACTACTTTAAAATAAATAGCTATCGTGAAAAAATGTCGATCTTGTTGCCTTTTTCTAAATAATCGTTTAACATTTCTTTATAAATCTCTTTTAACACCTTTATCACCTTGGTTATCACAGGAGTCGGTGCGTCGGTAATTTCTTTTATATAGATAAAAAGCGCTTTTTTATTAAAGATATCGATATTCTCCCTACGCTTGAATAACTCTAGAATAGCATCCCCTACCCTAGCTTCTTGTGATTTTGGAAAGAGATCTAAGAGATCTTCATCTATTCTCTTTATAAAATTATCGATAAAATTACCTTCCTCTAGGACATAGGGATCGTTAGAAAGTAAGTCGTTAGTAATAGTCTTATCCGTATCTACATCGTCTACTGCAGCTCTACTTTTGAGTCTTTTGTAGTTATTATTGTTATAAACGATAAGATATCTCTTAGCAATAGTACCGAAGTAAGAATAAGCCTTACCTTTACTTTGATCATACAGGTGCAACTTCTCAAGTAAGAAAGCAATCACTTCATGCTTTAATTCGTCGATATTATCTACTTCTGTATAATAGAATTTGAAAGTATGAATAATATTCTCTGCTAATTTGTAAAAAGCATAATAGATCTTTTCATTAAAGATCTTATTTCTCTTTACCTGAGATGTCTCTTTTCTATAATCTAGAATAGCTTGCTGGGTATCTAGAGTAAAATAGTCGATAGATTTTTTAGGTCTCCTCTTTCTTACCTTCCCAGTTTTAGTAAACGCAACCTCTATTTCTTCGGGCTTAAAAATATCTTCCACTATTAGCGTTTATTAAATTGGTTTAATGCTTCTTGTATCGCTTTTAAATTACTGAAAACTGTTTGTAGTTCTTTATCACTTTCAAGCCAAATCTTATCGTCTAAAGCTTTAAGAGCTTTATCAGATTCACCGATAAGTGCTTGAAGACTGTCAATAAAAACTGCTTGACTAATTACTGTAGTTTCTAGTTTTTCATTCTTCCTGTATAGGTTAAAAATAACCCATCCAACAACAGTAGTAGCCCATAAAGCTACCATAATCCATCCGAATACCATATTAAAGATTTTTAAGTGCGTTTAATAAATTAGGATTGCCTTTTCCTATATTAGCTAATTTTTTCGCTTCAGCTTGTTGTTTAAATTGAGTAGGTGTAGAAGGCTTAGCTTCTCTCGGTTTAGAAGTACCTACTTTACCGCTCCACTCTTTTTCCCACTCTACTCTTGCTGCTAAAATATCAGCTTGGTGTAGGATATAAGGTAAGGCTGTTCTTAATTTAGATTCATTCTGACTTGAAAAGAGATAGGCTTTATTACCATCGTCGTAAGGTCCGTCATGAGTCTTAATTGCTACAAACTCGTTAAAAGACATTTCGATTCCGGCTGATTGTAAGATAAATAGAGAGGCGTCTTGAATCGGAATAAAAGGCAATTCAGCATTAGGCTTATAGATAGCACCTTGATTCTTTACGTGCCATTCTGAGTCGTTAGGTAAGTAAGCGGGTTTACCGTCACGTCCTAACTTCCCTAAGTCGTGGTTAAGCGCAGAGAATACAAGCTCTTCTTTCGTAAAAGTACTCATATCTGTACCGAATTGTTCCCACAAGTCGTATAAGGAAAGAGCAGCGTCTACTACTCTGACTACATGATCTACATAGCCTCCCGGGAAAGCATTGTGAAAGGCAGTACGTGAAGAGGCAGGAGCAAGTGTTAAATTCTCTTCCTGAGATTGATATAATCCAAGGAGTTTAGTAGCTCGCGGCTCGGAAATATGCTCATCTATGATTTTATAAAACCTAGTAAGGTTACTTTCTATTTGTTCGGCTGATAACATAAAATTAGTTTATCCTATAATATAGGAACTTAATTAAGAGAAAGCAACTTTTAACCGGAAAATTAAATAGACTCCTGTTCGGAGTTTACTAAAGTTTGAACTTCTGCAATTTTTTCTCTAAGAGCAATAATAACTTCTTGGA